AGGTCCTCCTGCCTTTCTGCCGTGTGCGACATTTCTGCCCCGCCGTCCCTGCGGCGTTTCCGCGGCGATACAATCTTTTCCCTAAATACTTCGATTTTCGGGAGGGAGTTGCGCCCCTTTGGTGTTACGCGCTGCGCCCGACCCCGTGAGGTCAAGGTCCTGTCCCGGCGTAACAGCAGAGCGGAGCGGAAACCGATGTTCGTGTTCGTATTCGACCGCGCATTGTTCAAATTCGTGTAGAACAAGCCCGCATTCGACCCGTTGTTCCAGTTGCCACCGCGATACGGAGTCCGCTAAAATGGCACAACCCCCATAAATGGGTTATTTAACGTGCTTCATATAGCCTCCAATAATTCGCCCTATCTCATTGAGCAGCTTGCTCCAATTCTCGTATTTTTTGAACGAGAGAGGCGGGGCGATGTTTTGTCCGTAATACCTCTTGTCCTGCGCCAAGCGGATAAAATGCCGCAGTACATCGAGTTCGATGTCAAGTTCCTGCAAGGTCGTTTTCTTGTAGTATTTCTTCTCAATCTCGATAGCGAGGCGGTACATCTTCAACATAGAGGCTCGTATTTCATCGGCGGTCTGTTTCTCGCGTCTTGGAAAGTTGTCAACGGCGGGTTTGCCGTAGGCAATCATATCAGCGATTTTCTCTTTCAAAATAAAAGAGGCTGTTTCCTTGCCGTAATTGAGTTTTTCTGCTTCCATATCGTTGCTCCTTTCCAAAGAATTAGAGGCGACCTCTCGGCCGCCTCATCAGTTTTTCAGTATTCAGTTTACAGTTACGCATAAAAAGCGGAGCGGAAACCGATGTTCGTGCTCGTCGTCGACCGCGCATTGCGCAAACGCGTGTAGAACAAGCCCGCATCCGACCCGCTGCTCCAGCTGCCACCGCGACACGGAGTCCGCTCTGCGGCTCCGTTGTTGGCATAGAAATAGTCGCCCTGATAGTCAAACTCGCTTCCGTCGGGGAGCATAGCGAGGGCGATGAGGATTTCCTTTGCCGCCGCGCATACGGTGTCGGCGCAAGTCATACTCGCAAAGGTAGCGGAGCGGTAGTCGTCCAACTGATTGCTGATAGCACCCGTTACGTACTGCCACTTGCTGTTTACGAGGTCGAGTTTGATACTGTTCTCGGTCGTGCCGTTGCCGTCCGGGGCGATGAGTTCGCCCGTAGTGCCGTCAATGGCTTTCCAATGCGCGGAAGTCGCGGACATAGAGTTCGCGCTGTTGGCTGCGTTGTTGTTTTCGAGGATTTGCACCTCACCCTTGACAAGACGGAAGCCGCCGACCCACTCGTTTACGTTGCCGTTGAGGTCGTAGATACCGTCAAGCTGCTTGTTATGACTCCATTCGACGGGGCCTGTGCCTGTGGCTACGCGGTTGGTCTTGCCGTCCGAGCCGATGAGGGTCGGGATAGCCTTATACCCGGTTTCTCTTGCGTCCTTGCCGTAATTATTATTACCGTAAGGAAGCCAACCGTTCTTTTTACACCACAGAGCGATTGCGCCCCATTCCATAGCGGTCATTAAATGCCAACCCGCGCCCTTTGCGGTGCAACGCGCAGAGGCGTTGTCAAAGTTGATAGCGCAAGTCGGGTCTTCTCCAGGGAGAGAATAAGCGCGGCCGTCATACACCTTGTTCTGAAACTTGGAAATGTAGATACCGTTTTTCTCCACACCGTCAACGATGAATGCCGGGTGGACGCTGTCGCTTCCGCCGTCGATAACATCGCTCATCTTGAATTTGGGGATAAACACCATAACAGAGGGGAGTCCCTTGTCGTCGGTGATAATGCTGTTTGTCGGGAATGCCGATTTCAGCGCGAGGCTTGCAAGGTCAAAATTACTCATCTTCTTTTCCTCCTTTTAGACTACCGCTGCGGCTCTGTTTTCCAAAGCCCACAGGGTCAAAGTAACCTTATCCATATCGAGGGGTTTTGCCACAGGAGCGGCAGCTTCGCCGTGTTCCTCGGTGTTGCCCTCTGCGGCCGGCTCTGCCTCCTCGTATTCGATAGCGGGAATGTCAATCTGCGCTACATAGTAGCGGCCGCTCTCCGCGCCGATTACGAGTGCGCCGTCTTCGTCGCTGCACACGTCGATGTGTACGGGCCAGTCCTTTTGCCTCTTGGCGAGGTTGATAGTGAGGTCGTCGTCAAAACAGATAGAGGTCTTCTTTACCTCATAGCCGATTTTCGCGCCCTCGTTCTTTTCTACGATAATCATACGATTATACCTCCTCTGATTTTGATTTTGAGAGTAACGCTCTTTGCGCTACCCGTAAAGGCGATTTTGAAGCCGTTGTACTGCTTGGCAGACACAACGATTTCTCCCACGTTGCCGTCGCTGTCCGTTACCTCGGTTTCGACGGTGTAATTACCCGTATTTCGGGTCGAAATAGCAACGGTCGTTTCGCTGTTGTTAAAGGGGTACGCTGCCGTGTTATTCAGCGTAACGGACTTTTCCTCCGGGCTGTGTTCCGCGTGGTACTCCGTTACCGCCTTGCTGATGTCTGCCTCCGTAACAGTCAGTCGGTCGGTCGCGTCCCTAACCGCCATAAGGAGAATTCTGCTTGCGAGGTCCGCGTCAGCGATACCAAACTCCATATTGTTGAAGTTGGTCGCGCTCATATTCGTGCCTTGCTGTAAGACTTCTCCTGCAGGGGTGAGGGTAATTGTGCCGTCCGGGTTTTCCTCGACGGCGTAGGTGTTATTCGGGTTGATTGCGTGGTCTTTCCAAATAAGAATATTATACAAAGCCTTTCACCTCCTATTCGATTTCGTACAATTGGAATTCCCACAGGGTCAAAACGCCCTGTGTCGCTTTCTTCTCGATATTCTCGTTCATCTGTCCGGCGATGTCGCCGTCACGGTCGAGAATTCTGACGGCGGTAATGGTCGCTGCCGCTCCGTCATCTGTGGTCGTGGTCGTGATTTTGAGGGCGTTTCCGTCTACGCGCTTATCGGTGATAACCGCGTCTTTCCACGTCCCGTCGGTGAGATACTGAAATCTCTCCACGCTTTTCAGCCATTCCTCACGACGCTTTTTCAGAAAAGACTCTTTCCAAAACATCTTTGCTCCTCCTTTCTTAAAGCGTACCCGCTACGGCCGTTCCGCAGTAGCGATAGTCCATTCCGTAACTCGTAGAGGCTGCGTCGGTTTCGGTTACGGACTCCGTCTGCCGCTTCTTGCCAAGCAGAGCCACCTCCGGCTCTAAACCACTCAACCTAAATTCGTACTTGTAGTTGGTACGGCTTTTCGATATTGCTACCGCAAAACTGTACTTTACATACGCTTTATAGGCAATGTGGGCGGGTATCTTTTTGGAGAGGACCGTGTCGATGTCCGCATAACTGATTTCGGGAATGTCCCCTCGGTGCATTTCTATAACGAGGGTGCAGTTTCCCGCGTCGTCGGTGCGGGGGAAATGAACATCGCTGTCCGCGCCCGTAAACGAGCGTATAGCCTCTGCAATCTTCGTGGCGGATAATTTACCAAAGCCGACGAAAAATGCTCTGACGAGCCTCCTGCGCTCCACCAACGGGCGGTTTTTATCGGTTTCCAAACCGAGGAACGCTTCGAGCCTCGTAATCATACTTTCGTCCGCTTTTTCGACAAACTGATTGTCGATAACGGTGTTTATCGCCCGCGTTACATCGTCTATGAGTCGGCCGTCCGTTTCAAGGATAGCCCTCATTTCGCGCACGTCGCGGTAAAAAGCAGGGTAAAAGGTGATGAGTTCCTCAAAGGTGTTCTCAAAGCCGTTATTAAAGTACATTGACCGTAACACCTCCAATCACCGCAACAGCCTCATTTCCCGGCTCGATGTTTGCCGTTTCGCCGTTGAATGTGAGGGAGTTGTAGTCGAGGATAGAGGCGAGTCCGTTGATAATAGCACCAACGGCGGAAATTCTCACGACGATAGCCTCCTCGTCGGGCGTATTAAGGGTAAGCCCTTTGAGGTATTCGCTGATAGCGTCAGTCGCTTCCTTGACGGTCTGCTCCTGCGTCGCTCCGCCTGTGAGTACGGCGTTAAAGGCAATTTGGATTGAACATTCCTCCGGCTTTACGGCTGTGAAATGCGCTCCGAGGTTTGCCACGCCCTCTCCGAGTCCGTCGCCCTCTCCGTCGCCGTCGTTGTCTGGGTCGATTTTGGTCTGCACCTTTTCAATAAGAGCGTCGGTCGCGGGCTTTCCGTCCGGGTCAATGATAATGCCCTTGACGGTGTTCGGGCCTTTCCAAAGCGGCATAATACGCGCTCTACCTACGCCCTCAACCTCCTCGCACCAAGTACGATAGTGCTGCTTGTTTCCGTTCTCCGCCGGTCCCGACATCTTTTCGCGCAATCTGGCGCGCAAATCGTCGTCGCTTTCCTCGTCCGTTCCGAGTTCCATAATCTCACCGAAAGAAGCTGCGGAGAGGTTGGGAATGTTGTTCACAGGGATAGCGGCGGTTTCTGCGTAGATGTTGTTTGCCTCCGTTCCTGCCTTTTCTGCTTCGAGGTAGAGTTCGTCGTCAGCCGCTCTTTTCAGAACGAAATAAATACCGTCGTGGTAAAATCTTTCGCCGACTTCCGGCTCATCGCCCTCATACACAAAGTAATAGCGGGCAGGGGTCGCGGGCAATCGTGTAACTGAGTGTTCGCCGGCCTTGTCGTCGAGGTATTCGCCCGTCGCCGTGTCAATGCTGACAAGTTCCGCCACCATATCAATATCGGTGTAGAGTTTTGCGATTTTCAGCAAAATACCCGATACCGAGTCGTAGAAAATACTGCCCGGTCGCGTGTCTATGCCCGCCGGGGCGTTTGCCAACACGTCGTCCAAAAGTTTCTCGTATGTGTATTCTTCAAACATCAAATCACCTCCTCGAATACTGTTTCCCCGAAAATAGTGTCGGCTCTGAAAAAGATGTACGCGCCGTCCGCCCTAAACTCAAACTGAAAATCATAGACTTTCAGAATACGGGTGTCGGGTTTCAGCGCGTCCTTTACAAAGCCGGGTACAACGGCCTCGGTATACTCCGGCGTAGCGTCCTGCGCTATAATCGCCTCCTGTATCTCGCTGCCGTACTGATTGTCGTAAATCAGACACTTAAAGCGCGGGGTTATAATCGCCTTGCGTATCGCTTGATTTACGGCTTCGAGGCCGTCTACCATACCAACAATTCGTCCTGCGTCGAGGTCGAGTTTATAGGTGAGGGACGGCTTTTCCTCTGCCTCTGTTACCTCATCGACGGGTAACGGGATAAATACAGACTCCATAATCACACCACCCTATCCAAAACATAGTATTTTTTGCCGTTGTTCAAAGACAGGAGGTGGACCGTTTCGCCGACTTTTAGCCCATTGTAGACAGTCATTGAGCCTCCCTTTATAACAAAAGAGGCAAGCGGGTGGACGTGCGCTCCTCCGCTATGGCTGTGTGAGCCGTTTCCGCTGTCGTGGCCGCCGTGTGTGCCTCCGCTGTGTTCGTGGCCGCCGCTCTCTGTCGTGTTCGACGTGAGAGTGCCTTTGTCGACCGAAATATCTACCACCGCGTTATAATCGGTGAGGTGCTTTGGCACAATGAGCAACGAGGCGGGAATGATGAGTTTATCATCATTCGTCGCCTGTATTTTCAGAGGCGAGGCTGAAATAACCTTGCCTTGCAATGCTCCGCAAGGGTCGGGAACAAGCCCTTGAAATAGCCCTTTAAGGCTCGTAGGGTCGCTACTTCCCATAGTTCAGCCCTCCTTTATGAGATAGTTCCTGCGTCAACCCAACCGTATACGTTTGAGTTTCCGTCAAGATTGTTGTATGCTCCGCCGACAACGTGGTACGGGTGTTTTGCTCCGGGTGCGGTAGCCGTTATCTTTGCGGGACCGGCTTTGCGCGTTCCGCCCACAGGAGAGGAGGAAACAGAGGTGATATAATGATTGCCGCCCTTGAAATTGACGGTATCTCCAACCTTGTAGCCGCCTCCTGCTGTCGAGCCTCCGCCCGTTGTCCCGGTCGGCTTTTCCAAATCGCTTGCGTGATTGAGGGTCAGCGACATCGAATGGTAGTTATCCTTGAACGTGTGCGTGTCCTCATCCACATAGAAAGTCTTTGAAACCGACAGGGCGGGGATAATGATGTAAACACCAAGCCCCGAAACAACGTCGGGTAAGCCGAGGGCGGTTACTTTGAGCGACCGCTCCGGCGTACTGCTTTCGTCGAGCATACTTGATACGAGTTCCTGCAACTGTGCGCTGTTCAGCGTTTCGTCCGGCTCGTCGATGTCCTGCATAACACCGATTTTCTTTTCGAGGTCCGCGTTTTTCTTTTCAGCCAACACGGTCCCCTCGTCAGATAACAGTTTTATACGGGTCTTGACCTTTTCGATACTGACGGTGCTGTTGTAGGTAATAAGGTTTTGACCTACCTCGATAACCCATTGCATAATGTTCTCCCGGCGCGTAAGGAGGCGCAGAGAGCCTTTTTGCGAGTCGATGTAGTGTCTTATGCCTGTGGCGTTGAAATCTTGACTCAATGCGTCTGCGATTGCGTCAAAAGCAGTCGTTTTCGGCTTCGTGAGTTCCGGGATTTTGTATGTCGTCGCCGCCACCTCTGTATACGGCAAACCAAAGCGGGTGCAAATATCTTTGAAAATATCTGTTGCCGTTTTGTTGCTGTAACAAAAGGTGTCCTTATTGTTGGCGAGGTAAATCCCGTTGTCGTAGGCTTTGAATGTAAGCTGCTTTTTCTGCGTCTGCCCCTGTCGCATAATAATACCTCGGAACAGTTCAACGCCGTTATAACTGAATATACATTGGTGGCCCTCCTCAACATTGACTCCGGCTCTCGCGTTGTCGTGGCCGTCGTCGTCGAGCAGGGTTGCTTCGAGGTAGCGGGAGGACGAGCCTTTCCTCCCGCCCCACTTGATTTGGATAACGAGGTCGCTGATGTCATAGCCCTGCGTCCCTTTTACAAGAATAAGGCTGATTTTTGCCATAGCGCACCTCCTACTTTATCCGCAACACTTGACCCGCATAAATCAAATTGGGGTTTTTGATGATGTTCTTGTTCAGATTGTAAATCTGCGTGTAAAGCGCACCATTGCCGAGGAGTTTCTTTGCGATATTCCACAGGCAGTCGCCCGCTTTGACTGTGTAGGTCTGTGCCGGGGTTGTGTTATCCGTCCGGGCGGTGTTCTGCTGTACGGTCGCCGTCTTCGTGGAAATCTCCACTTTGACTTGGCGGACTTTCGGCTCTCGGTATTCCTTGAACGTGATGTCATAATTGACCGTTCCGACGTCGCCGCCCGCCTCGCTCGGTACAAACTTCGTGATACGGCAGTAAACGTCGATGTCAAGCCCGGTGATAATGAGGTGTACGGGCTTGTCGCTGTTTTTCCATTCGGTCAGTTTGTCGCGTAGCGCGGTGGGTTTTGTTACATACTGTACGGCTATGCCGGGGAACGATGCCGCCGGGAAGAATGAGGAGAACGAAAACTCCGTCGCTTTGCGGTTTTGGGCGATAAGGATTTCTCCAAGCCCTGCCACGTCCACGCTTTGGTCGTTGGTCCCCATTGTAATCTTCACCTTTTCGGGAAGAACGGGGAGTTGGATTTTCTCCTGCTCCCCGTTGAATGTTATCCACATTTGGTATCTGTTGTTAGAAGTCATACGACAATTCTCCCTCCTCATAGATTTCGGATTTTACGATACCCGCAAGGACGGGTTTGAGGTGGGCGGCGAGAATACCTACGACGGTTTCCTCGTCCATACTGCTGTCAACCTCTATTGCGCCGCTGCCGTTGATTTCGAGGCGGATAGTCTTGCTATCGCTCTTTTCGTCGGTGCGCTCCTCCTTGACGGTGGCCGCCGTCGCTTCCGATGTGCGGAATTGAGCGTCAGAAATGCGGGCAAGAATACGGGAGGTTTCGTCTGCCGGGTATACAGTTTCGCCTCCGTCAAATTCGACGATTTCGGGACCGTATTCACCGACTATGGCCGGGCCTTGCATAGCATAGGCTGTACCACTTGCGTAGGCGGGTTTGTCCTTGTTTCTTCTCGCACTCCATTCTCCTGCTGTATATCCGTTTGCGAGTCCGCGCTCCTTAGCGGTAGCGTAAGACATACCGTCTGCAAGAGCCTCGGCAGCCGTCATACTGCCCGATGTGTCGTACTTGTATTGGGGCGTATTTGCCAATGCCGCCGCCACATTTGCGGCCGCCTGTTGAGCCGCCGCCACAGCAGAGTTTCCTCCGGCGATGATTTCCTGCACATACGCACTCATCGTCGCCTTTGCCGCTGCCGCTGCGTCGGTTTCCATATTCATATTGTCAATAGAGGAATTGAGTTGCTCCTCAATTTCGAGCATTTTATCCGTAAAGTCCGTTTCCATATCGGCGACGGTCCCTGCGAATTCGTCCTTTGCGGCTTCGACCTCTTGGAATTTCTTGTTGAAGTCGTCCACAAATTTCTTTGCCGACTCGGTCGTTCCGCCGAGTTCCTCTACCTTGCTGATAATGGTATCAAGTTGCGCCGCGCTCTCTTGGCTGCCGTCGGAAAGTTCTTGGACGAGAGCCTCGTCAAGGCCGAAGTCCATAGCCTTTTTGATGTTCTCGGTGTAGGAGGTTAAATAGTTAATTTGACTCTCCCACGCGCCCATCATTTCGGCGGTCGATTGCTCAACCTCCAAAACAATTTCATCGAAAAGCCCGATTTGTCCGTCGATACTCTCGCGGGCGGCGAGATATGCTTCGTCGTAGGCTGCACACAGTTCCTCAACCTCCGTTCTAACAGAGGATAGAGCCGAGTTGACTGCGTCGTGATAGGTTGCGGTTTGATTTCCTGCGTTTTCAACAGCGTCGCCTATCGCAAACCATTCCTCCTCAATTTCGGCAAGGCGAGAGGAGGTTTCGTCATACGCAGACTGTGCCTCTGATTGTCTTTTCTTGACCTCGGCAAGCGACTCTTCAGCCGCTTTCATTGCTTTCTGTTCCGATGAGAAGAAAAGCGCAAAACCACCCATTTCAAACGAGCTGTAAAACTCGCACGCGTCGAGGTAATCTTCCAAAACTGCGTTGTATTGGGTCTGTGTCGCCTCTAACTGTGCATTCGCTTCGGCAAGCCGTTCTTTCTCGGTCGCCTCCGCTCCTGTGAGTTTTATATACTCATCGAGCAAGGCGTTACGGCGTTCCTGCTCCGCCTGTGCTTTTGCGGCCGCCCGGAGGGTTTCGATTGTACCGCCCGCGTTGTTCTTCAAATCCTCGTAACTAACGCTCAACCCGTCAACAGATGTGTTGAGTTGGTCGATAATGGCTTTCATAGCCTCCTGCGTTTCGCCCGTCTGTACGGTCTGTGTCGCAAGGTCTTCGAGTTTCTGAATGAGCGCGAGGTCCGACAGTTCGCTCTCCCGGATTTCCCGGTTTGTTTCCGAGAATTGCTCCATCATATCCCTATGGCTTTCGGTGGCCGCGTCCATTTCCTCACACCACTCTCCAAGAGTCTGCTTGTTCGCCTCAAACTCATCGGAAAGGTCGTTGATTTGGTAGCGGAGGCGGTTTGCCTCCTCGCTTGTTTCACCGTATTTCTCGCAAGCCTCGTCGTACTCCGCTTCGAGAGCGCGGAGTTCTCGCTCTTGCTCTTTTGCGGTTGCCGTGAGTTCTTCCATAGGGTCAATGGCTTTGTTTGCAGTAACAGCAAATGTAACAAGGGCTGCTACAACGCCCGCAATAGCCGCTCCTGCCAACAGATAGGGGTTTGTCGCCATAGCCGCAGTAAGAGCCGTGGTCGCCACTTTTGCTACCTTTGCGACGGCTATATAACCAACCAATCCGACAACAAAAGCACCTACACCGACGGTAATGGCCGTTATAGCCTTTACTGCTGTCGGGTGAGCCTTTACAAAACCCGTAATACCGTTGAGCATATTCGCCCATACCTCCGCTGCGTCCGCTACCGTCGGCGCGAAAACCTCGCCAATCGCAATAGATAGGTTGGTCTGCGCGTTCTCGGTCATAGCGAGTTTGCTTTCGAGGGTGGAATAACGGGTATTTGCCTCTGTTGCGAGGGCTGTGTTTTGTACCCACGCGGCGTTGGCAAGCTGCACCGCTCCGGCGAGTCCTTCGTGATTGCTTGCAAGGGCTTTTACAGCGTTGGAAAGCCTGATTTCCGTGATACCCATTTCGTCGAGTATTGCGGTCGCAGACGCGCCGTTTCGCTCCGTGTCGTTCAGTCCTGCTATAAAGGCGTAAAGCGCGTCTACCGCGTTTTCACCCCATACGCGTTGGAATTCCTCGGAGGTCATATTTGCCACAGACGCATACTGTTCGAGTTCCTCGCTTCCTGTTTCGACAGCAAGCGTGATTTTCGACAACAGCGTAGACATAGACGAGCCGCCCGCGTCCGCTTCGATACCAACAGAAGATACCGCTGCGGCGAGTGCGAGGATTTCCGGCTCTGTAAGGCCGGCGAGAGTTCCTGCGGAGGCCATTCTCGTTGACATAGCAACGATGTCCGCCTCTGTGGTCGCAAAGTTGTTACCCAACGCAACGACCGTCGAGCCTAAATTCTCGTAGTTGTCCGCGCTCATCTTTGTAATGTTGGAGAATTTCGCAAGGGACGAGGCTGCCTCATCGGACGATAGGTTGGTCGCTTCTCCGAGGTTTATCATAACCTCCGTAAACGACATAACGTCCTCCGTGGCAATACCCAACTGTCCCGCCGCCTCTGCGACTGCGGCGATTTCCGTCGTGGTCGAGGGAATGACAAGAGATAGGTCCTTTACCTCATCAGCAATCGCGGCAAGTTGCTCCGGCGTTCCGTCAACAGTCTTGTAAACACCCGTTATTGCGCTCTCGAATTCGATAGCGTCCTCGACGCAACCGACAAAAGCCTCTCCGATAGCCTGTAAGCCCTTTACTATGCCCGCTGCTACGAGCAGTTCTTCGAGTTCTTTCAGACCGTCGGTGGTCTTCCTGTTCTGTTCGTCGTGTTCTTCGGATTTCCGCGATGTTTTTTCGTGTTCATCGCCAAGTCCGCCGAGGCTCTCTTTCGCTTTTTCCGCTTCATCAGAAAGGCCGTCAAGCCCCTCCTCGGTGCGGTTGTTGACCTTTTGCAAATCGTCAATAGCGTCTGCGGCCTTTGTGCTTGCAGAGGTAAGTTCCTCAATGGAGTCGGAGGTGCTGTCTAAACTCTGCGCCACGTGGACCGTGTTATCAACAGCGTCGCCAAAAGCGGTATCTATTGCGCTGCCCGCTCGTTCCCATTGGGACAGGGCATTTCGACCGCTCTGTGCGATATTATCGAGTTTCGCACTCATTTCATCAATGAGCCTAAATTTCGCGGTAAGATTAGCCACTCTTGTCCGCCTCCTTTCTTAAAACTTCCTGCAGGGGTCTTCGGACTCTTTGAGTTCCGAGGCTATGAAAAAGGCCTTTTTATGCCACGGCATAGCCTCGAATTCCTCCGGGCGGAGGTTGTGTCTTTGCCACAACAAATGCGCCCAAAAAGCCTCCGTACCCTTGCAGGAGATTAGTTTTTTGCGTCTTCGATTTCGGAGTCAACGCCGTTCTCGTCGCCGTCCTCGCCCTCTCCGGGGAATGTTCCGATACCGAGAGCGGCGAACACAATGCGAGAAACGTGCGCGAATTCGTCAGACTTGGGGAATACCTTGTCGGGCATTTCGGTAATGTCGTGGCAGCCGTAGTATTCCATCAGCTTCTCGTCTTTGAGGTTGGGGTAAACCAAAGCCTCGGCGATGATGTGGCGGGTGGCTCTCGCGCTGTCCTTTTCGGTCTTCCATACGACCTCTCCGTTGAAAATGAGGGGGTTGCCCTTTTTGTCGGTGGCGATACTGCGCTTGCGGTAAGCGTCGTTGATTTTGTTCACGGTCGCGCCGGAAAGGACGCGCACCTCAAAATCAATCACCTTGCCGTTGTCGTCCTTAAAGGACTCCGGGCCGGGAACGGTGATAACCTCCTCTTTCTGTTCACGCATAAAATATTTCAAATCTTTGTTAGCCATTGTGATAACTCCTTTTCTGAAAAATAATGAAATAGCCCCTCCGCTTTTCAACAGAGGGGCCGCAGATTAAACAATGTCCTTTGCGTTGAAGTTGATAACATCGTCAACAACTTCGCCGTTGCTGTCGAGGTCAATCAAGTTCATATCGCCCGTAAGGACGCAACCGACACAAGTGCAGGAGTCCTCTCCGTGTGCCTTGTAATAGTCGGAGTTTTCGTCGTTCATAACGCCCTGAATGGTGAGTTCGGGGGTTTCGCCGGTCTTTCTGTACTTTGCGATAACCTCTTTCAGCCACGGGGTAGAACGGCGGCGGGTAATGCTACCCGTAATGGCGTAGCCGAGGTAACGGCTGCTCGGAGTCTTTTCGCCAAGCTGCTTGCCGGTCCAAACGTCGGGGGTAAACTTGATGTTTGCCTTGACGCTGTCCATAACCTCTACGCCGTCGATGAATACCTTGCCCTCACGCAAGGAAATGGGATTTTTGTTATACTTCATCTTTCACGCCTCCTTATCTTGTCGCTACGGTAAAGTACAATTTCTCGGCGGAGTCTACCGCTTCGAGGCCGACATTGAAGAAAGTCTGGTCCCCGACGGAAGCCTCACGGTCTACCAAGAAATCGTTGTCGTAGTCAACATTCTTGATTGCGCCCGCGTCCTCAAACGCTTTCAGAATGGAGCGGCCAACGCCCTCCATAATGTTCCAACCCGTAGGGCTGTTAGGATATTTATTGGGCGGGAAATTGAGCTGCACGCTCTCGCCAAAGGTGTCGAAAACGCGGATAACTCTGTTCTTCTTGTAGGAGTCGTCCTTGCCGACAGGAACAGTAATGAGGCTGTTGATGTCGTACTCTACAACGACCTTGCCCTCCTCGGAGAGAGAGAAGAAGAATTCGCCGTTTTTGATAGCGGCTACGGCCTGTTCGTGGGTTTTTACGCCCACAATGCCGGTTGCGCCGTCGTAAATCTTGTAGGTGTTGGACTGAACATAGGACGCTCCTGCGGTCGCGCCGGCCGCCCAAGCGGTCGCCTGTGCCTTTGTGAGTTCCTTGCCGTCAACGATTACGGTGTTGGTAACATTGATGATACCCTCGTAGTCGCCGTTGAGGTCAGCCGCAACGCCAACAACACCCTTGCCGACGCTCTCGCGGAGATACTTGATTTTGGTCTTCAACGCAGTTTTCAGAGCCTCCTCCTCAACAGGGAAGCAAAGGGAGTTAAACTTAACGCCCTCAACTGCGTCGAGGAAATCGGTAACATCTGCGTTCTGACTCTCGGTAGCAACCGCTCCGGCGAGAGTAACGCCCGCTACGGCGGAGAGAGCCTCGCCCTCTGCCGAGAATTTGATGTAGGGGTTGTTCATAGCGATAACGTCTGCGGCGGTATTCACGCCCTCGTAGTAGCCTACGGTCGCGCCGTCGAGAGTTACGGTTACGTCGAAACCGCCAACAGGATTTACGGCTACGGCATAAGCGAGGGAGTTACCACGTACACCGCCGTAAACTGCCTCTGCGGAAAGTCCGCCGCCCTCGCCCGTAGCCTTTGTGCCGCTTGCGGTGATGTATACAATCACGGTCGCGGCGTTCTTCATAGCCTCGCGGACGAGCAACATATTGTCGTTGTCGTCGTAGACGCTGTAACCCAACTTGTCGCGGGCTGCGTCCGGCGCGGCGGCTGTGATAGTGATGAATTGCTTTGCGGGACCGTAGGAATGACCCACGAAAGGAATTACCACGATACCTCTTTCGCCAACGCCGACAGTACCTACCTTGGTACTCTCAAAATTGACGTAAGTGCCGGGGCGTACCTTGCCCGCAAGTTTGTCAAATCTGCCACTTGCCATAGTTAGTTAGCCTCCTTTTTGATTTTGGTGTTCTGCCATTTCTCAATGGTCTTTTTCATTTCGTCAACGGTGAATTCGCCGCTGACTCCGTGAGTCGCTCCGTCAAAGGTGCTTGTAGTAACGCCGAACAGCGTCATACAGTTCTCGCGGAGTTTCTCTACGGAAAACTTGGGTGCGGTCTGTACTGCCTCGGCAGTTTCGACCTTGTCCTGTTTAGCCATAATGAGCCTCCTTGTTATTTTGGCGGATAGGTCCCGGCTTTCTCCTCGGTCGGGTAGTTGTTCACATAAGAGCGTACCTGTGCAAGCACCTCCGCCGTGAATTTCCTTTCGAGGTAAATGTCGGGGTTTTTCCAACCGTTGATTTCATAGGTCTGCATAAGCAGATATTCCGGGTCATTGTACGGCCGGCGGCTGTCCCACTCTGCGATGAGTTGGTACGCGCCGCTATCGACCTTTTTAATGGCCGGGTCGTTGAGCCGCAGCTTTTCGCCCGTCGGCTCTCCGTCTGTACCGATGAGCGGTACAAGGTTTCTCGCGCCCTTTAACGCAAGGAGGACGCGCTGCGCCATAGCGTATGCGCCCTCCGTTGTATTGTGGAAAAACTTGATACGCCAACTGTACCGCAAACGGTAGGTAGAGAATGTTTCGCCGTCGGTGTCTATCTCCGGGGACGGAAAATAACACGACGGTACGACAAAATCCTCTTTCACCTCCGAATAGTACGGCGCGGGGTTTCCTGCCGTGTCGAGGGTGAATTTGATAATGCTTGCAATCTCTTGTTCAAGCATAGTCGCACCTCCGTCTTGCTAAAAGTAGTTGTCGAGCCACTCCTGCAGCTTTGCGTCGAGGAATTCGGGCATCATCTTGTCGAGTATGCGTAGCGCAGAGTCCCAATAGGGCTTTCCGTCTACCCATTTCTGTTTCAGCACCATACCGCCCTCTGCCTCCGGGTCATAAATAAAGCGGTCGCCCTCCCAATATCCGGGTACAAACCGCCTCGCAACGCCTTTCGGGTTGGTCCAATGGCCGTCGTTGACATATCCTGCGTATTTGAGTGTGCTGCCGACTTCGAGCGTGAGTCCGCCGTCTGTGATGTCCCATACGTTGTTGTCGTCCCCTTTATGAAAGGACGCAAGCAGGAGGCGGGTATCAAGCACCTCCCGGCGTATGATTTCGTCCTCGACAATTCGTAGAAATTCTACTCCGAGTCCCTCCAAAAACAACTCCAACTCTTTACGAAAGCCGCCTCTCGCGGCTGCTTCGAGAGCGTCAAAGAAACGCCCTGCGTCCGAGGTGTCGATGTTTACATACTTCATAGGGGTTTCTGCTCCCGTGTCCGTTCCACATAAACGATGATATGGTGGCCTCGAATGTTCCGGGGCGGTGTAACGGCCGTATACGCAAGTCCATTTTCGCAATCCACAACTTTGTCATTCAGTCTGATGTCTGTCCCAACGGGTAAGTTTAACTTGATACGCGCCGATAATTCGTTCTGTGGCTCGTTTTGGACGAGGGAGGTATTGTTGCCTACCCGGACCGTAAAATGGCAGGAAACGCCATTCTCGTCCGCCTGTGGAGGGTATTTGTGGGAGGGAGAGGAGGGCAAGTTGTAACCGGGGCTGTCTTCTGACTTTATCAGATGATAAATGTCGCAAGAGTGGTCGAAAAATGCCTCAATGCTCATACTTGCACCTCCTCACAGTTTTCTCATACGCAAAGTAACGCCGTTCCGGGCTTTCTTCACGGTGAATTCTTCGAGGAGCGAGGCAATATCAAGCGCGCCGATGTCGATAGGCTCTGCGTCCGCCGCTGTGTAGGAATAGTCGTCGAATTGCTCCGATTTCATTTCCCGCGCGGCGAGGCAAGCGTTGTACCCGTAGGCCTCCGCTACGAGGATAACGGCGGTTTTTACTCCCGCCGGGATTTCCTCGCATTCGATAAAATCGTTATTGGTAAACGCAATGATGTATTGCTCTGCTCTCGAAATATCCACGGCGACCTTTGCGTCGTCGCGGGACTTCACAGAGGGGTATTCGGTGTAGGTTTTCACCTCCGAGGGCTGTACCCACGGTCTTTGTAACACCATACCGTTCACCTCCGATTATTCGGGAATACGAACAACAAAGAGGTAAATTTCTGCTTCGCCCGCAGTTGCGGCCGTGCCGGTCTGCGTGTACTTCGCCTTGACGGTCTTCTTCTCGGTGTACTTCACGAACTTGTCGGCGGTGTAAGCACCGGCCGTACCCTCCGTGATGTCGTTCGTTCCGAGAATGTCGTTGACGTCGGAGTTTGCGCCGACGGTGAGGACATTTGTGGTCCCTGCGTCGAACGCTGTGCCGACTACGGCAACGGCTCTCGTAACAACGATGTTGGCGGGGAGAGTGCAAAGGGCAACGCCCGTTGCAACGCCCGTGTCGTTGAACTTAACTTTTCCGGCGTAGAGTAACTGTTCTACTCCGCATACGCCGAGGTCCATAGGATTGGGTTTCATAATGAATTTCTCCTTTCAGATATTAGTTGTTTTCTTCGGGTTCAACCATTGTCGTCCTCGCCGTAGTCGGCTGCTCCGTCGTTCTCGCCGTCGTTGTTATCGTCGGCGGTTTCGGCGGCCGCAATCTTGGCGATGATTTCAGCCTTGCGGCTTGCTCCTGCCAAGTCGATACCCTTTTCAGCCGCATACGCTTCAAGCTGCGGGACGGTCATTTTTGAAATGTCGGCGGGAGCGTCGTTATCGTCGCCCTCGGACTCAACATACTCAAAATAGCCTGTGGCTACCGCTGCGTCGGCGATAGCCTTGTCTTCTACGTCTACGAAAGGCTCTTCCTGCGTAGCGCGAATTGCGCCAATGTAAGAGCGGCCTTTAATGAGTTTTACACGGTACATATTCGCTCCTCCTTTTCTTATGCGAGGCCGGTGATGATACCGGTTGCGTCGAGTTCTTCGATGATAGCGTCAAAGTCGAGGTGAACGACATAGAAACGCTTATCCATCATAATTGCCTTTTCGCCCTCTGCGGTCTTTCTGATAACCACGTTGTAGGAGTTTACGCCGATGAGGTTTTTGGGGTCTGCGAGAATTACGCAGTCGTCCGGCATAGCGGGTACTTCAACGGTAGGAATGCGTGCAGGAGAGTTGTAAACACCCTCAGGCACAGCACCGCCCGCGTCGATAACCTTGTTCATCAAGAACAGTTCCCACTCCTGCGCTCTGCGAGGACTCATCAACCAACGGAGTTTGCCGTTGTTGTACTTGTTGGGAATAGCGGAAAGTGCGCCGTAGAAAGTATCGAGGGTCATTGCACCGCCGTTCAATGCGGCTGCATCGTAAACGTGGCCGCCGGCCTTAATCTGCTTCAACCAACCGTCGTTTACATACAGGAAGTCGTGGTCGGGGTCGTCTTCGTCGATAGCGGTGTCGCCATTGAGGTAAAGGTCCTCCATATCCACGCCAAGCTGCGCGGTCATAAGGTTGGTGATAGTGGTTTCGAGGCTCTGTCCCTCAATGTTCTCGCGGAGAGTTTCCTCGGTGATTTCCCAAGGAAGTCTTACGGGAGTACACGCATAAGGGACGGACGC